CCTCGGGCCAAGGTGCAGGTGATCGAAGGTGACCGGCGACGGCGCTGGGCGATGCTCAAGAGGGCAGAGAGATACCACTACAACATCTGCCACTACGAAATGCTGGTCAACGACTGGGATCAGTTGCGCAAGTACCTGCCGATCGACTTCGTGATCATGGACGAGATCACGATGATCAAAGGCTTCACCGCCAAGCGATCTCGGAGGGCCAAGGCGCTCGCTCCATACGCCGGTATCAGGATCGGCTTGTCCGGCCAGCCGGTGGAGAACAGGCCCGAGGAACTGTTCAGCATCATGGAGTTCATCGACAAGGACGTGCTCGGTGGCTTCCACAAGTTCGACCGCACGTTCATCGAGCGTGACCACTGGGGCAAGCCGAAGAAGTACAAGAACCTCAGCCTGATCTCGACGGTGATGGGCCAGGCGATGTACCGCAAGAGCCGCGAGGACATCGCTGAGTGGCTGCCGGACATGATCGAGGTGCCGATGCCGATCGTGCTCGACCAGACGGCGATGGACCTCCATGAGTACATCCGCAACGACTTGGCCGTGGCCATCGACACTGCCCTCTCTTTCGGTTCCGGGGGCACCTTTGACGTGATGTCTCACTACGGGCGAACCCAATCGATGGACTCCAAGGGGGCGATGGGTCAGGTCATGGCGCGCATGCTGGCGATGCGCATGCTCAGTAGCCACCCACGGCTCTTGGGCATGTCAGCCGACGCTTTCGACAACGACCTGGCACGGTGGGGCAGCCAGTACGCCAGCGATTTAAAGCACATCGGGCTACTTGACAATCTCCCCCCATCCACCGCCAAGCTGGAAGCATTGCTGGAACACATCGAAGAGATACTGGCCGAGGACCCGCGGCACAAGGTTGTCGTGTTCAGCTATTTCAAACCGATGCTGCAGATCATCGGGGCCGAACTGGTCAAGATGAAGGTCCCCTGGGTCAAGGTCACTGGTGATGTCCCCACGAAGACGCGTGATGATTACATCGTCCGCTTCAACACTGATCCTGCTTGCCGTGTGTTTCTCTCGTCGGATGCGGGAGCGTATGGGATCGATCTCAACCAGGGATCGCATCTCATCTGCTACGACCTCCCTTGGAGTGCCGGGGCCTTGGCCCAACGTGTCAGTCGTATTGATCGTACGTCCTCCGCGTTCGACTCGATCTTCATCGGCTACATGTACGGGCAGGACACCATCGAGGAACGGATGTTCAACATGTTGATGCAGAAGCGGGCTATCTCCAAGGCGTTCATCGACGGCGACTTCGATCCTCGCTCGGGCACGTTGAGCCTGGACCTGGAGAGCTTGAAGGACTTCGTTGCTGCGTGACCGGGGCAGGCACTCCTGCGTCAGCACTGGAGAATTCGTGTTGCAGACGAATCTGCCACGCACGCGGCGCTAGCCGACTTACGCTGCTCCCACCCCGGCCACAATCTGCAGCATAGTGGGTGTATCAGCTATGATGTGACAATGGCAGCACGGAAGCGCACGGTGGCCCGACGTTCATCAGTTGATGTGCAGCCGACCGTCAAGGACTACCTGCTGAACCGTTCGATGCGTGAGCGCAGCGCCTACTTCGAAGACCAGTTGAAGAAGTCGTTGATGACCGTGTTGGCCGATACCGGCGTACCGGAGGGAACCAAGCGGACCCTGCCCCTTGATGAGCCGCTGACCTTCGTGGAGTACAAGAGCGGCAAGCCCAAGGAGAAGATCATCTCCGGCATCGAGCGCCGTGAGCGCACGTCGAACGTGTTGAACCACGACAAGGCGTTGGCCTTCTTGACGAAGAAGGACCTGCTCGACTCATGCACCACGTTGGTGCGTGTGATCAACGAGGACGCGATCCTCGCTGCCAACTACGGCGGCGAGATCACCGACAAGGAACTGAGTGCTCTGTACGAAGAGAGCACGACGTACGCCTTCTATCTGAGCGAGGATTGATATGCCGCGGGAGAAGATCGACAGTCGAGTGCAGATGCAGTTCCGGTTGGCCTCCAAGGTCAGGGAACGACTGCGCAAGGAAGCGGCGCGCCGACAGGTGAGCATCAACTTCCTGATGGAGAAGGCCCTGGACGAGTCGCTGGCGCGCTGGGAGAAGGAAAAGCTCTGACGCACTAGTTACTAGTGCTACACTTCCTCCATGCCTACCGCACCGCAGAGGAAGCCAGGTGGTTTCGACTATCCCGAAGACCTCGCTGCGGCCAAAGGCGGCGGGCAGGAGACTGCACACCGGCTCTACGGTGCCGGTGCTGAGGCGATGTTCAAGGGTGCGCCCAAGACCATCACTCCGTGGCAGTCAGCAGGGCGTCCCAAGAGCGGGCCGGGGTACGACCCCCAGTTGGTCCACAACGCTCTCAAGGACCCCTCGTCGCACATGATGGAGATTGATCCGAGGCATCTCCACGCCACCCAGCCGGGAGTCACCCGCGCTGGCGTGGACTACTACTCGGGAAGTGAGTACAGGGAAACGGGACGGACGTTTGCAGACCAACACCAGGCCTTCAACCGCTATCCCATCGTCTACCAAGATCGCCAAGGTCGGAACAAGGTTCTGTCTGGGCATCACCGGGCCACTGCTGCACTGCTCCACGGCAGGCAGTTCCATGGAATATTTATTCAGGAGTAACACAACGTGAAGACGTGGATCACACCATCCCTTGTGATGGTGGACAGCGCAGAGACTGTTGACGCTGCATTCAAGGCGGTCAAGGGCAAGATGATCGGTCGAGTCACCTCTCTGGACGAGGCGCGGCAAGTCATGACCCGGCTCGGGATGACCGAGGCCGAGCAGGACGACCGCATTCACTTCGCCATGACCGGAGAAGTGCTCAGTGGCGGGTGACCGCCTGCCGTATGTCGATCCCAGCCGTGAATCGTTCGTCCGTTGCCGGACACTTGGCCATTCATGGTTCGACTACGACAGCAACTGGAAGTCAGAGTTCGGCATGCCGCTCACAGTGCGCTGTGAGCGCTGCGGCATGGAGCGCCGGGACACAGTGGCCCATGCCACCGGGGAGCTTGTTGCACGGCACTACACACGGCCTGACGGCTACGCCTGGACCCAGGCCCCAACACGCAGCGAGTTCCGGCTCCTGCTGCTCAGTCTCAGAAAGAAAGGGAAGTGATGATCATGCCTGGAGAGGTCAGAGAAGTGCTCAGGGAAGCCCTCTCACCGGAGAACCAGCAGGTGCTCGATGAGTTGGAACGCAACGAGGCCCGGTCGATACCTGGGTATGGGCAGAACCCATCACCAGCGCCACCGGCGGCGCCGCCTGCTTCGGGGGACGCTCAAGAGCCGTGTGATATCTGCGGCAAGAGTTTCAAGGCGTCGTACCTTCCGAACCACAGGCGCAAGCAGCACGGCGCGGGTCGTAAGCGGGAGTACAAGCCGCGGGCTACCAAGGCCAAGCAGCCCCAGGTTCCTGCAGTAGTGGAACCAGGTGATGGCAAGCGCCAGACTGATGAGCCGTTGACTGTCGATGGCATCGTTGCCACGGTGGTCGAGCTTCGCTGGCCGCATACGATGCCGACTCGCAAGGCGCTGGAGATGTTGGAAGTACGCACCGTGCTGGAGAAGTTCCTCGCATGAAGACCTCAACTGCCGAAGCCAACGGCTATCGCTGTCCCGAGTGCAGGGATGACACCACGCACGACCTCAAGAGCCGAGGGTTTGTCCGACACCGAAGTAATGCCACCTGCCACCATGAGGCTGGTGAGAGAGACGACCCCTAGTATCACAAGGAGAGCTATGAGCGACCCCATCACCGAGAGTTTCAGTGATCTCGATTACCCCGGCAGGCGCAAGCCTGTCAATCGTGGTGTCACCAAGGCTGAGCCGGAGGTGCGGGAGTGGGACAGCAAGCCGTTGTACTACATGGTCAACGGACAGAAGCAGGAGTTCTTCATCATCGGCCACTTGGCCAAGGCCCTGGGCTACTCGGTGCAGAGCATCAGAGCCTGGGAGGACAAGGGCCTTCTGCCGCGGTCGCCGTACCGCTCGCCACGGACCAGGGGAGCCGTGGCGGGCGGGCGGTCAGACAAGGGCAAGCGTCTCTGGACACGTGAGCAGGTGGACAAGGTGATCTTCCCCGATCGCAAGGGGACCAAGAACCCACCGACGCCAGCCTTTGCACGAGACGTGGCGACATTCTTCGCCACCCTCATGTCGAATAAGTAACACAACACACTACGCATTTCACGCTACGCACTGAGGGAGAACCAGATGCCAGAGAAGAGAGCCGTTCGTCGTGTCACACCATTACCCAAGGATGAAGAACCCGACGATGAGGTAAGCACTCCCTCACGTCGCAGCAAGACGGCCACCACTACCACCAAGCCCACCGAAGAACTCCGCGGTGGCTGGAGCGCCGGTCAGGAGGCGATGGATTCCACGTCGTCGTTCGCCCAGGCGTTGAAGCCGGAAGAGAAGGCGGTGGTGATCAAGTTCCTCGATGACGAGCCGTACGTCAGCTACCGCCGTCACTGGATCGAGCGCACCAATGCCAATCGTGAGCGCTCCGTGCGCTCCTACACCTGCCTCAAGTCGTTCAAGCGGGACTGCCCGCTGTGCGAGGCAGGCGACAAGGCCCAGGCCGTGTCGGCGTTCAACGTTGCCCTCGTCGGTGACGACGGTGTTGTGTCAATCAAGTCGTGGGACGTTGGCCCCAAGATTTACAACATCTTGAAGGGCTACGCCAACGATCCGAAGATCGCCCCGCTGACGCGTGGTTACTTCCTGGTCAGCCGTACCGGCAAGAAGGGCAGCGTCAACCACCAGGTGATCCCGGTCAAGCCCAGCGCCCTGGAAGAGGACTACGACATCCCCGCTCCCAGCAAGGAAGAGTTGGATCGTCTGGAGAAGTACGATCGGGACGTGGTTGAAGTTCCCTCTCGCAAGACGCTGGATGAAATCGCAGCGGAGTTCTCTGACGATTACACCTGAGTGGCATGCG